GAGTTTGCAGGAACTACAATTAGATATTGTAGGATTAGATATGTCCCTTGATAGGACACAGAAATCATATGCAAAATATTTAATGCATGATAAAACTCTTACCAAAGAAGAATTTTATCAATACATGGACGGATTAACTGTTGAAAAAGTAAGCTGGCAAGATACATTAAAAACAAGTATTAAAATCCACAAGAAACAATGACTGCAAAGAAAAAATTGTCTGATAATTCTGATCTTAATATAATAAATGAGATCAATCGTGTGCCAATGACTCAATCAAGTCGTGAGCGCATGAGTTTAAATATTTATGATCTACAATACTTAATCCGTTTACAGGATTTAAGTAATGAAGCTTTCAAACAAACTTTTGATGAGGAATTTCGTATTGAAGTTGCTAAATCTGTTGCGAAGGAGTTAGCAGAAGTAATTGCACCAATAAATGAAAAGCTTTCATCAATAGCAGGAGATATAAAAATAATGAAAGAGGATATTACTAACATCAGGGAAAGACTTGGGGAAGTGGAAGATGAAGTTATTTGTGAAAAGAAGGAAATTAGTGAGCTCAAAATAAGGATGGAGCATAAAAAGAAAAAGATAGCTGAACTTGAAAGAAAGGTAGCATTATTGCAACCGGATTCAATAGAATACTTATCAAAGTTTAGTGAAAAGATGCTACATTTAGAACCATTGCTTGAAAAGACAATAAAGTCAAATTCGATTATTAATCATATTTTTCGTATTTCTATTGGTGTGCTTATTGGAATAATTGCTGTATATTTTCTTATAAAACATTGGTGGGTAAATTTATTTTGATATGTCAGTAGTAGAAATATTTGGAAAACTTTTTGTAATTGTTTGTATTGGAATAGTTATATATTACTTCATTACAGAATTGCTTTGGCCAATAATACATAAAAAGAAATGATGTACAAACCAAAAAATTTTATTCTTGAGGAATTAGTTTGTCCTCACGTTTTTCGTAAATATGGAGAACAAGCTTGGACTTTCTTCGATTATAGAATATTGATGGTGCTTGATTTTATCAGAGATCAACTTGGAGCAACATATGTTAATAATTGGGATATGGGTGGAAATTACAGTCAAAGGGGGTTGCGTTGCATTCAGTGTGATTTGGTCAAGAAAGCTATTAAAAATAATATATTGTATGAATCTGCTCATTTACGTGGACAAGCTTTTGATTTTAAGGTAAAGAATAAAACGTACAGTAAAGTTAATTTATGGATTATAAGTAATCCGATACATATTCCATTTCCAATAAGAATGGAGAAAAATACCAAGGGTTGGTCTCATGTTGATGTATGTAATGATGGAAAAAATGGTTATATCGTACAAACATTTATAGGATAGATGAAAACCAGACCTGAGAAATTACCATATGTATTTACATTTAATATTATAACTATGATACGATTTATAAGAAAACTTTTTGGACACAAACACGTTTCTACAAGGAATTTTGGATTGAAACGTGATACTTTTGATGTACGTGACCGTGTATATGTGCCGAAGTATAAGACTAAAATTGTATATCCAGAATCAACTGAAAGGAGGCATTTTAAGTTTTTTCCGTTTCGGTGGAATCAATTGGATATTGGATCGTGTACGGGAAATGGTGGAGTGGCTGGTTTCGTTGAAGCACTCTTGAGAAATAATATGCCTATTTTTGAACCGTCACGTTTATTTGCTTATTACAATGCTCGTACAGAAGATTGTAAACAGGAAGATTCAGGAGCATCCATACGTGACGTGATAAAAGGTTTAAACAAGTATGGGGTTTGTGAAGAAAAAACTTGGCCATATGTTACATCCAAATTTGCTACAAAACCTTCTCCAGAAGCATTTACAGAAGCTGAGAAACATCAAACAATAGAATATTACCGTATTTATCCGGTAACGAAAGAAGCTATAATGGACGCTATTTACAATGGGTATGCTATTGTTTACGGTCAAATCCTGTATAAATCGTTTATGTCTGAGGGAGTGGCCTGGACAGGAGTTGTTCCTTATCCCAAATGTTGGGAAGATGAAGTTGGTGGACATTGCAAGTGTATTCTTGATTATGAGAAAGAAGGTGTGTTTGAACTTAATAGTTGGGGGAAAGAATGGGGGAGTGATGGAGGTTGCTTGATCCCTTGGAAATATGTATTGGATAGTAAGAAATCGTTTGACTTTTGGGTCATTAAAACAACAGAAGTATAGTTATTTAATCAAAAACAAAAGAAGATGAAAAAGTTTTTTGTATTTTTTGTAGTATTATTTGCAGCAGTAATTGTTGCATTTGGTCAGGAACAGCCAGACTCAACAAACGTTGTTGTGGTCACAGGGTTTGACACCATTGTAGAATTTTTAAAAGCTAATATGTGGACATTGTTCTTCATACTTTATGCTTTTCTTGAAACTTTGTTTGGTCAGACAAACCTTATTAAACAGGGTTCAGTGCTTGGTCTGATTTGGGGATGGATTGGTAAACTGATACGCAAACAGGTACCTTCCATTAAAGGTAAATATATGACAGATAAAGAAATTAAAGCAGTAAGAGGATGATACGTTATTATCCGGCAATTTGTCCTTATTGTGGTGGGAAAGGGTTTGTTACTAATTTTAATCCTTCAACAACAGGAAATACAATAAAACAATGTGTTGTTTGTAACGGATTAGGAAGAATAACTGTTACTGAAGTAATTTCAGATAATCTTCCAGATTTAAAGAAACATATTACAGAGCAAGGGGATGTTATTTGTACTTTTTATAACAACATCAAAAATAAATTAAAATGAAAAAGCTAATTGTATTTTCTTTGTTACTACTGTTTATATCAGTAGGAGCATCAAGTCAGGGGGTATTTAGCCAGTTTGGAAAGATAACCAGAGGAACAAAAGTTGATCTTCTTAAAGGGGAAGGAGACAAACTACTTAAATGGTATGTAAAACCTACAGCAGAATTATCAGCAGTCAATCTTGTTAGAAATAAAGAAGAAAATAAATGGGAAGGTAGCCCGTTTACTGCTGCTGGTATTGGTGCTGGTATTCAGCATTATATAGAACATAATGGAGTTCTTGCAAATGATTATGGATTTAATGCATTATTTATCATAAATTATAATGATCCGTTAAATGTAGGATTTGGGATAGCAGGAACAGCCAATATACTTGATTTTGTAAATGCTGGTGGTGGGTATGATTTTACAAATAAAGTACCATTACTATTGTTTGGAGCAAGTTGGAAATTTTAAATTATAATTAATGGAACGCACGAAAGGAAATAAACCCCAAGTAGACGGGAAGCAGGTTCAGGTATTAAGTGAATTAGTAAGTCGTGTGCTTCTTGCTTCCCGTCTTGGTATTCAGTCATACGGGGGTGATAGAGATTTATATCAGGCACTTGGATATAAATCACAGTTAAATTTTATTGATTTCTTTGAAAGATACAAAAGACAGGATATAGCTAAAGCAGTTATTGATCGTCCTGTTAAGGCTACATGGCAAGGAGAGTTAGAGTTGATTGAGTCAAATGAGGTAGACGAGACTGAATTTGAGAAAGCTTGGAGGAGGTTAAATCGGGATATGGGACTGAAGTCTCGTCTTTCTCGTTTGGATAGGCTGACAGGGATTGGCAGATATGGGATTCTTCTTTTAGGTTTGGATGATGCAAGTACAAGCGAGGCTTGGCAGAATCCTGTTAAAACCGGAGCAAGGAAGCTATTTTATGTTAAGCCTTTGAGTGAGGATAGTGCAAAGATCAATAAATATGAGGAAAGACCATCAAATGAAAGGTATGGGATGCCTTATCTTTATGAGATTAATGTGACGGACGCTAATTCAAACAACAGCAAAAAAATCCTTGTACATTATAGTAGGATTATTCATGTTACGGACAATCCCTTAGAATCAGATGTATTTGGTACACCAAGACTTGAACCTATTTTTAATCGTTTGATGGATATTGAAAAGGTTGCAGGTGGGGATGCTGAGATGTTTTGGAGAGGGGCAAGACCAGGGTATCATGGAAAACTTGATCCCGATTATCAGGCAACTCAGGCTTTCAAAGATGATTTAAAAGCACAAGTGGATGAGTTTGAGCACAATCTAAGAAGGATATTAATAAACGAAGGTGTGGAGATGAAAGCTTTGGATCAGCAGGTAACTGACCCATCTTCACATATGGATGTACAGTTAAAACTCATTTCTTCCGAAACGGGGATTCCTGTAAGGATATTGACAGGCAGTGAAAGGGGGGAACTTGCGAGTTCTGAGGATAGGAGTGAATGGCTTTCATACATTCAGACAAGACGTGAGGAGCATGCAGAACCTTGTATATTGCGTCCTGTTATTGACAGGTTTATTGATTATGGCATTCTCCCTGAACCGGAAGAAGAATATTCTGTACATTGGTCAGAATTATTTGCTCAAAGTGAGAAGATGAGAGTGGATATAGGTAAATCAAGGGCAAATGCTATTGCTGAATATACTCGTAATCCTTTAGCAATGGAAGTAGTACCTCCGTCAGTATTCATGGAAAAATGCCTTGGGTTTACTTCTGATGAGATCGAATGGGTGTATAATACCCGTGATGAGGAAATGGAAGAAGAAATAAAGAAATTTGGGGAGATGCAGGATATTCTTGCTCCTGTACCTGCTCCAAATCCTCCTGATGAAAAGAAAAGTAAAGAACGCAGGGGTGATCCCCCAAAACGTAGAAAAATGCCAGATGCATCTGTGTGAGCATGACATATTAACGGTTTATAATAATTATGATCCAACTCATACAACTGGACTTAGGAATGCATTTACACGTGCCATGAATCGTAGGTTTACTGAATTGGAGAAAGTAATTGTAGAAGCTGTGATTAAGCAGGATTGTTTGGGATTAAATAAGCGTAGTATTACAAATCAGCAAATGATTCCTCCAGGTTATCATGCATTTGATTTTCCACGTTCATCTGAACGAGTAGAAGCATTTATGAAGTGGTTACAGTTACAGGTGGATAAAGGCATACTTACAGTTCAGCAATTTCAACAAATAGGTTCATCTGTGGAAGCAGCATGGACAAATATGTACGTTGTTGATTCATATAAGAGAGGGATAATCAGGGCAAGAAATGAAATGATTGCAGGAGGAATGAATATTCCTTCTATTGATGATTCAGGTGGAATTGATGCAGTGTTTGGATTACCATTTCATATGGATCGTGTAGGTTTACTTTTTACAAGGGTATTTACTGAATTGAGGGGAGTAACGGATGATATGGCTAATAAAATAGCACAGATTCTTTCTCAGGGAATGATTGACGGGGATGGTGCAAGATTACTTGCAAGAAAGATGCTTGCTACTATTGAAGGAACGGAAGCAGGTACATTAGGATTAACTGATAAGTTAGGAAGGTTTATTACTGCTAAACGCAGGGCAGAAATGATAGCAAGAACCGAAACAATTAGGGCTTTTACAATTGCATCGCTGCAGGAATATAAGAATTGGGGTGTATTAGGTTTAAAAGTACAAGTGGAATTTTTAACGGCAGGAGATGACAGGGTTTGTCCAAAATGTGCACATTTGGAAAATAAGATATATTCTATTGATGAAGCATGGAACATAATTCCTGTTCATCCTATGTGCAGGTGTCTTTTTCTCCCCATAATTGATAATTAATAAGTTATGGCATACGGATTAGTTATAAAAATGGATGATGGGCATTACAAAACTCTGAATAAGGGGACATTGATGGATATGCAGACAGGAATAAAATACACGTTTGCA